CAGGTAGTGGCAAAATAGGCAGTGCAGTAGTAAATGACGAAAATGAAGTATTTTACATGTCAGAAATAGAAATTAGAAATGATATATCTGACAAAATGGATAAAAGAGCCAAATATAGAAGAACTAGAAGAAACAGAAAAACTAGATACAGAAAACCTAGGTTTAATAATAGAAAAAATAGTATTAAAAAAGATAGGTTTTCTCCTACAATGACAAGTAAAATTAATTCACATTTAAAAGAAATTGAATTTGTAAAATCAATATTGCCTATTAAAAACATAATAATAGAAACGGCAACATTTGACCCACATGCTTTAAAAAATCCAGCAGTATTAAATAACAAGTGGCTTTACCAAAAAGGAACTAATTATGGATTTGCTAATACTAAAGCATATGTGCTAAGTAGAGATGGTTATACCTGCCAACATTGTAAAGGAAAAAGTAAAGATAATAGATTAGAAGTGCATCATATAATCTTTAGAAAGAATGGCGGTTCAGATGATGCAGAAAATTTAATTGTACTTTGTAAAACCTGTCATGATAGTTTGCATAAAGGAAAAATTAAATTAAAGAAAAATGGCAAAATTAAAGGACAATTAAAACACGCAACACAAATGAATAGTATAAGGCAACAATTATTAAAAATATTGCCAGATGCAAAAGAAACTTTTGGATTTATTACTAAAGAGCACAGATATTTAATGGGATTGCCAAAAGAACATTACTGTGATGCTATAGCCATTGCTTGTTTAAACAACATTGAAGATACAGGACTAATTGATGTAAGTTTTAAAACTGAAGAAGTAGTATTGAAAAAGTGTATTTCTAAAGGCGACTATCAACAGACAAAAGGAGTAAGAAGCCATCAAAAGATACCTACAGGCAAAATAGAAGGATTTAGGAAATTTGATAAGGTAAGATATTTGGGTGATGAATATTTCATTAAAGGTAGAATGTCTACAGGTTACGCTGTTCTTATGGACATAGATGGCGATAAAATAGATTTTAGTAATGCACCTAGAGGTATGAAGACACCGAAAATGTCTAATATGCAAAGAATCAGTGCAAGAAAATCATGGATTATATGCGAACAGAATAGAGCCAATTCATCTCACGACTAAAGTCACGAGTGTTCTTTGCACAATATATAAAATAAGTAAGGATAAAATAATAAATGAATAATTATACATATGAGCATAATGATGTTAAGGTAAAAAATTATTGTTGTATTAAACATTTTTTAGAATCAGTTGCTAATGAAATAATTGATTCAGGTAAAGATTTTACTTCGACTACAATTGTTGCTAATGGTGAATTAACACAAGATTTAATTAGATTAATTTTAACTATACCGTCAGAGCAGTTGGATACTAATGATTATGGTGATGATTTTCTATTTCATATGGGAATGATAAACTTTAATTCCATTGAATATGATGGCGAATACTATATTTCAATTAATAATGATTATGAAGTATGGTGTGAACCTGCTTGGCATGAAGATGGTGGGTACTATACGGATGAAGCGGATTATACATACGTTTATGAAGATAGTGATTATAAGATTTTAGATAAAGTTGAATCTGACGATGTTACTATTTTCGGTTTTGGTGATGAAGAGTAATGTTCTATTCCCTATTTTTATCTAACTTATTATATTTAAATAAGTGTTGGTGATTATTTATTTAATCACTTTTCTATTGTAAGGGGATGCTGTAATGGTATCCCCTTTTATATATGTCATTCAAAAGGCAACTCCTTTGAGATGACAACAAATTATATTTTATAAATTTTTTGGAGGTATTTTTATGGAACTTTTTGATGAATTTTTTAATGGTATGTCACTTTTTGGTTATCGCCCTATGCGTTTAGTTTTTAATAGTAATGTGAAAGATATGTCACCTTATTCTTTTAAGAAAACCGATGACGGCTTTATCGGAACGGTAAAAACTTTAGGTATATCTGAAAAAGATATAAAAGTAACTGTTGAAGAATATGGAATTAAAGTCACTGGCGAAAGTGAAATTAATGGCGAAAAGTATAATACAGAAATAGAAATTGCTATTAATGATTCTGTAATGGCAGATTTAAAAGAAATTAAATATCATTCTCAAGATGGTTTGACTTTTATTAATCTTATTCTTGAAAATAAGCGTAAGAAAATTCTTATTAATGGCAAATAAGATTATATCGTGTGATTGGTAATACACAGTCACAATTTGCAAGGCAGTATGGGAGAAATCCTGTACTGTCTTTTATATTGCGGAATAGAGAAGTTGGTCATCTCGCATCCTCATAAGTTGGAGAACGCTAGTCCGAGTCTAGCTTCCGCACCCATGATTAAGTAGATAGTCAGGAGTAATTAACCTGATGACAAGTGTATCTCCACATTTCTACTTAATTTTTTATTTTATTGGAGATAAGAATGGAGAAAAGAAAATAAAAATATACAAATAAAAGAAATGTTAATTAAAGAATTAACAAATTATATTAATAAAAATGGATATCCAAATTCTATAAGAAAGTGTTTTAAATTAAAGAATGGATTACACAGTTGTAAATCATATCGATCACATTTAGGAAAGAATTTAGTTGATTCTAATTATAAAAGAAAGGAGATTTTATTATCGCTTGTTATAAAACAAAGTTAGATACTACAAAGGAGAATATTAAATCTCCTGCAAAAATCAATACAGATATCAAAGTAGAAAAAATACATTATAAAGAAGAAGAAGAAAGAAAATATTATTGCTCTTGTTGTGGTAAACCATTTACTTCTCAAAAAGGGAACTTTAGTATTTCTTATTCCCCACTTTATGCTGGTAACAATGGATACGTAACTACTTGTAATTCATGTCGTGATAAATATTTTGATAAAGTAACAGATTTTTATACTGGTAATGAAGAAAAGGCAATAGATAGAATTTGCGGTATTTTTGATTGGTATTATGAAGATTCTGCTGTATCTTCTACTAGAAAAATAAGCGCTGACAGATCAAGAATTGGTGCTTATCCTAGTAAAATGTGTTTGAAGCAAACTAAAGACAAAGGTACTACATATTTAGATACAATACGAGATAGAGAGTCAGATACTATAAACTCATATGAAGATTTACAAAATGCTAGAGAAAATGGTGAAACTAATATTAGTGATACTGTAGCTAAACGTTGGGGTATTGGTTTGTTTTCTCCGCAAGAATATCAAACTCTCGAAGATCATTATAAAATGTTAAAGAAACAAAATCCAAATTGTGATAATAATCAGGAAATATTTATTAAATCTCTTTGCCATTTAAATTTATTACAAATTAAAGCACTTCAGAAAGAAGATACTAAAGCATATATTGATGCAAATTCAGAATATGCAAAAACCTTTAAACAAGCTGGATTAAAAACTATTGAAGAAAAAGATTCTAGCAATGATGAAACGTTTTGTATGACTTTAGGATTTATTTCTGAATATACACCAGAAGAATTCTATTTAAATAAAGAATTATATAAAGATAATGATAATCTTGGAGAATATATTGAACGACATATTACAAGACCAATGATTAATTTGGAAACAGGAAGTAATACAAGAGATTTCGAATTCTTTGTACCAGATAGTAATGGTGATGACGATGAAGAAGAATGATTTAAAAACATACGCTGACGAAAATCAACTTAGTTTATATAAAAATTATCCTTCTACCAATTATTTAAGTAATCAAAATAATGTTCTTCATGTATTGGCATGGGGAACGTTTTTTAGAAGAAATATGCATAGATTTGTAATTGATTATTTAAAAATATCTTTATATGAATATCAAGCATTAGCCATATATATGATGGGTATATCAAATTTAATATGTATAATTGCGAGTAGAAATGATGCAAAATCGTTTATTGTTGCAGTCTATGCTGTTGCTAGATGCTTATTATACAAAGGAACAAAATTTAGAATTGGATCTTCTACTGAAAAGCAAGCGAAATTAATTGTATCTGAAAAGATAATAGATGAATTATGTGATTGGTCGCCTATTTTAAGAAAAGAAATAGAGTCATATAGTATTAAGAATAATGATATATATGTAAAATTTCGTAACGGTTCAAAAATTACTGTATTTGTTGCAAATGAGAATGCAAGAGGTTTAAGAGCAAATGCTATTGCAAGAGAAGAATGTAGGCAAATAAAGAAAAAAGTTGAAGATTCTGTAATTTCTCCTTTCCAAACTCCAAGAAAACCTAAATATATGTTGAAGGATTATTATAAAAATATTTCAATTCTAAAAGAAGAACCAGTTGATATATATATAAGTTCAAGTTGGTACGATGACGGAAACTGGATGTGGGATATAGAAAAGCAAGCCCTTGATGCAATGAAAAAGCACAAAGGTGGAATGATGCTTGCATTTGATGAAAGTATTACATTGAAACATGATTTAAAAACCCTTGACCAGTTGATAAAGGAAAAAAAGAAACAAGATCCTGCAACATGGCAGATTGAGTTTTTAAACTTAAAAGTAAGAGATTCTATTTCATCATATTTTACTTATGCCATGCTAATTAATAGACAAAAATTAAGACAGGTATTCTATCCTCGTAATGTTATAGATATTAAAAGCGGTAGAAAAAATAAATATTCTATTCCAAAACAAGATGGAGAAGTAAGAGTTATATCTTGTGATATTGCTTTTGTTGCTGGAAAGCAAAATGATAACTCTGTATATAGTTGCATTAGAGGTGTTCCAGAATCAATTACATATGAGGCAGAAGGTAATGCTATAGAAATAAAGCAAGGATATCGTCGTAAAATTCCTTATATAGAATCTAATCAAATAGGAGATACGACAAAACAGGCTATTAGAATCAGACAACTATTTGAAGACTTTGATTCAGATTATATAGTATTAGACTGTAGAAACGGGGGTGAATTTGTTGCCCTCTTATATGGAAACATATAAGTAATTAATAAGCGGAAGAAATCGGGAAACCTGAAATGGCAATCCGACTGGAAGGCTATGTTTAAAATCATAGTCACAGGCAACGCATAGAAAGTGAAACTCTATAAAGAGAATATAATCTTTCCACGAGTCCGCTTTATCTAAAATTTAGTTATAAAGAGATTTGTTGGATAATTACTAACCGCTCTTTTATAAGAGAGATATAATGAAAATTTGTATCTCTCTTTTTATATGTAAAAAGTGGGGGTAGTTAAAATTGTTATTAAGTAAATTAGCTAAAACTAAATGGAATTCAAAAACAAAAAATCATTATGTTAATCTTGGATATACTTTTACAAAAATTGGAGATGAACTTGAAGTAAAAGTTGAAGATTTAACAGAAGGTAGTGCAGTATATGTTGAAATTAAATGTGATTATTGTGGTTTAAATTATGCTAAACATTGGAGAAACTATATAGCAGAAAATAATAAATCAAATATACATAAAGATGCTTGTAATAAATGCAAACATTTAAAAGCATCCGAATCAGTAAATAAAACATATAATGTATCTAATGTGTTTCAATTAGATAGTATAAAAGAAAAAATAATTGAAACAAATATTGATAAATATGGTGTTAAAAATCCATTTCAATCAGATTATATAAAAGACAAAATAAAGCAGACTAATCTTAAAAAATACGGGTATGAATATGCAATGCAATCTGATGAAATAAAAGAAAAAGTTATCAAATTTAACCTTAGTCATTATGGAATTACATATTCTCCGAAATTAAAATTAGCTCAACAAAAAGGAGATTTAAGTCCTAGATGGCATGGTGGGGCTTTAAGAAATGGATTATATCGCAGTACATATCAATATAAAGATTGGCATAATTTTGTCTTAGAAAGAGATAATTATACATGTCAATGCTGTAATGATAAAAATGGTAATGGGCACACAGTAAAGTTACATGTACATCATATTTTCAATTTTGCAGATAATAAAGAATTAAGATATGATGTTAAAAATGGTATTACTTTGTGTAAAGATTGTCATATTGAATTTCATAAGTTATATGGAATAAAAAACACCAACGAAACTCAGTTAAAAGAATATATATTAAATCATGATAAAAAGATATGCTGAACTAATAATAAAATAAATTATTAGAATTACAAGATAAAAAACTTGTAAGATAACAACGTTGTTACAAATTCTTTATACATTACAGAAAGTTTTATATGACGAAGAAAGAGAAATTGAATATCCACCATTAAAATGTATGAACAATGACGATTATGCAAAGTTATGTCCAGATTCAAATGCAAAAGCATGTATTTTTGCTATAAATGCGACGCAGTCTTTAAACAGTGATATTGCTATAGATTTTAGAAAAAATTTATTGGAAAATAAAATAGATTTTTTAATTAGTTATAATACTGCAAAAGAAGAAATTTTAAATGAAAATAAAGATTATGTTTCTTCTACAGACGTTGAGGAACAAGTACAATTTGAAAAACCGTTTCTTGAAACACAAACAATGATAAGTGAATCTGCTGAATTACAATATGAAAAAATGCCCCAAACAGGAATGATTAAAATTTATGAAAAAGGAAATAACAGAAAAGATAGATATACAAGCTGTAGCTATGGCAGTTATTTCTTAGATCAACTTGAATTGGATTTATTTTCAAGTTCATCTACTTATGATTATGTGTTTGATTATTCATAAATAAAATATAGAAAGGAGGTTGATATTATTGGCAACTTCTAATACTCCCCTATCCTCTGATGAAAATCAACAAGTGGAAACTAACTCGTATAGTGTTGAGACAAATAATATAAATTCATCTTCATATTATTTTCAGTCTACATATAATAATTCTTCTAATTTATCGATGGAAGGTTTACAGAATTACATAAAATATCCAATGATTTATAATGCAATTTTAAGAGAAATCTCAAAACAATGTTATAACTCAAATGGTATGTATGCAAGGTCTATTGATACCAGAGTGGCATTGCCATTACTCTCATATGTTGCTGTTTTGCGTAGGTTTAATAATGGTAAAAATATTAAGAACAAAGATAAAAAACGTAAGCAAAAAATCAATTTAATGATGAAGTTATTAAATCATGATAAGACTACAAGAGATATCCTTCGTAAATTAGATGTTGACGGAATTTATGTCGGAATTTTAAGAGATACAACAGCAAATAACAAGAATGTAATGCCCATGTCTGGAATGATAGAAGGTCTTAATCGTCTTGAAGGCTTGTCATTAGATGACAACTTTATGATTCAGCCACTTGATCTTGATTATGTGAAAATTGTTGGTTTTCAAAACAATGTAAATATAGCTGCTTTCGATATGATGTACTTTGACCAATTTAAGTATGGTGGTTTATTGAATGAAATTAAAAACTATCCTAAAGAGTTTATTAAAGCATATCAAGATTATAAAAAAGACGCAGGTAATAGATGGTTTATACTTGATTATAGAAAAACATTAGCATTGACAGCTAGAGCTAATATCGATGAACCATATGGTAGACCTTATGGACTTGCAGCGTTTGCTGATATGAAACTTCAATCTGATTATTGTTTGAATCAATATAAGTTGGTGAATGAATTAGCTTCATCCATATACTATCTTGTACTTCCTCAAGGTGAAAAAATAGGCAGTTGTGCTTTAAACAAAGACCAACAAGACAATGTAATTTCTGCTTTTAAGAATGCTGTAAAAATCAATACATCTGAAGGTCAGGCAAAAATATCAACTTTATCTTTACCACCAAATACGAAACTTGATAAATTAACAAAAGATGCTTCATTATTGAAAGACACATTAAACGATGAAAACATTAAAAAAATTTCTACTAATTTAGGATTCGCTAGTTCTGCATTAAATGCGGCTAGTGAAGGAAGCTCCGGATTTGCAGGAATGCAAATTAACATGGATATTATTTCTTCTCAAGTATTTCAGATGGTAAATCAAATTGCAAGTGAATATACAAGATTGCTTAATGAGCATGAAGGTACAAATCCAATAGATTATGTAGATATTAAATATTTGCCTATTAGTTATTTAAATAAGAATGATATGTATGACAAGATGAAGGATCTATATATGACAAGTGGGGGTTCTCGTACATATATGATAGCTGCATCAGGAGTTGATCCTACAGATTATTTTGCAATTTGTGATGAAGAATGTTCTGATGATTTGGATAGTAAATATCAACCTCATGTAACAGCATATAATTTGAGCGATTCAGCAGATAAATCAAATCCAGACAATAATGTGGGTGCTAATGAGGGTGGTAGACCGCAAAAAGATGATAAAGATTTATCATTTAGTGGAGCAGTAACTAAAGGTACACAAGCAAATAATGTTATTAAACCATCTACTAAATAATTGAAAGGCGGTGATAAAAATAAATGTATAATATTGAGATTTGTGAAAAGCCTGACGAAAAAGTAGCTGGTAGAACTCATATAAAAATGAGTGCATTAAAAATTTCGGAAAATGATAATGATAATAATGGAAATGGTATTAACTGGGATAAACAGTTTGTTCAAAATAATCTTCAATCAATGATTGGTGCATCATATAAAGTTTGTTTTGTGGATGATGATAAAACAATTCCTTCTGGACACGGAGATATGGAGTACGATGAGAATGGAAAAGTAATATTTCCTAATTCAGATAGTGTTGGTTCAATCCAAAAAGCATATTTGCAAGATGTAAATTTAGATGGTAAACAACAAACTGTTTTATGCACAGAAGGTTATATATATAATCAATCTTATCCTAATTTTGTAGAGTGGCTTAAATCTGAAGCTAATCAAGGAACTGTATTTGGAAGTGTAGAAGTTAACGGTAAAGGTGATTCTAAAAGAATCGTTTATTCTAATGGTACAGGCGTAAATTCTGATGGTTCACCACAAATTGGAAGAAAACCACAAATTTTTGATTTCACAGCTTTGGCTATTCTTTCAAATTTTGTCCAACCAGCGGATCAATCATCAAGGGTATTTGAAGTTAATTCTAAAGAAGGTGAAAATCAAAAAATGGCTAAAATAGATATTGATAATTCAAAAGCATCAGCTATTATGAATGGAAGTTGGAATCCAGATAAAGGAAGTTTATTTAAGGCTTGCAAAGAGGCATCAAACGCAAAAGCATGTTTTAACGAGATGTACTTGGAAACAGAACTTCCTTCTAACATGGATGATGTTATTGAATCTGATGTTAAATATCCACATCATGAAATCAATAGTGGGAAAATGGTTGTTTCAGAAGCAGGACTACATGCGGCTGCTAGTAGGGGTGCTTCTAATGGATTATCTGAATCTGGTAGAGCACATTTAAAGAAACACTATAACGAACTTGGTTTAGAACTACCTGAATTTTTAGGTGGTGATAATAAAAAAACAAAACAGGAGGTAAATTCAATGGATGAAAAAGTAGTTTTAGAACTCAATCAGAAGATTGAAGATAAAACCAAAGAAATCAATGATCTTAACAATAAGAATACAGAATTGAATGCAAAAAATACGGAACTTAGTGAGGCTGTAACGAATGCTAATAAGAGCTGTGAGGAATTAAATACTAAAATTTCTGCTCTCACTGAGGAATTGAATGCTTGTAAAACTGAATTGGATGCGAAGAAAAAGAAAGAAGCAGAAGCAGAAGCAGAAGCAAAGAAAGCTGAATGCAATTCTTATTTTGAGACAGAAATTCCGAAGAACGGATTTTCTAATGAGGAAATTAATTCTCTTAAACATTTTGTTGATGAGGTAAATCTTGAAGGTCTTAAATCTGCTGAAGCAGAAATTTGCACGAAGAAATTTAAAGAAAATATTGTTAAGAATAGTGAAACAAATGTTGAAACGAATTCTAAACATTCTTTTATTTCAATTCACGAACCTGAAAAGAAAGTTGTTAGTGATAAGGTTCATAGTTTTTTCAATGTTTAATAAAAATTATAAAATTAATGGGGGTAAATAAAAATGAGTCTTTTTAAATTTCATGATTCTAATTTTCTGAATAAATCCAATCATCCTGAAGTAGTGGCTACTGTTGATACGTATAACGGTAATCAGTTTAAGATTGTTACTACTGCTGGAGTTGATACTGCTGTTCCTTTTGCGACAGATACAGAAGTTAAAACTGGCAATGCTTATGTAATGCTTAATATTATTGATAAGCCTGAAATCATTAATACTGATGATTATAAGATTCCTGCAAATGGTAAAATTCGTGCATACAGGATCAAAGATTTTGTTGGTGAGAAAATGGATGTTTCCGCTGATTTAGTGACTGATGCGTTTTCTACTGTCTCTGTTGGCGATACTCTTGTTGGTTGTTGTGCGGCTGATACCACTAATACAATGGGACTAAAGAAAGTTGCTGATGTAACGGGTTATGCAGTTTATTATGTTGTTGTAGCAAAAACTACTTTTGGTTCTTTTACTATTGATAAGAATGGTGGAACTGTTGCAGGTGGTTATGTCCTTAAAGTAATGGCTGCTTAATTTTTAATAAATATAAAATAATGGAGGTTATATAAAATGAGTTTTTTTAATGTAAATGATTTTACTAAGCTTAAAGAAGACAATGCACAGGTTGAACTTAATAGTGTTGTTAATAATACAGTACATAATGGTAAGGCAACAGAAGATGTTGAAATCTTTTCTAAAATGGTTTGGGGTAAGGATACATCCAAGTATGGAAAGAAAGTCGATGAAGTTCTTGGTTATGTAAAAGATGCGGCTTCTGCGGCTGTCAATGGTGATATGAAAGCCAAGGCTGAAATTAATAGTATTACAACTGTTACACTTCAGCAGCCTCTACTCCAGAGACTTCAGCTTAATAATGTTATTGGTAATGCAAAGACAGTTGGTTATAATGAGGAACTTCGTTATGAATACTATCAGATTCAGGCTTCTGAACTTTCTCGTATTCAGGCAACTTCTGGTTCTTTCGTATTCCCTACTGTAAAAAAGAGAACTGGTATTGCTGATACTCAGACTGCTACAGGTGGTCTTGTAATTGATTATCGTGAACTTGCTTCTGGAGCAATTGATGGTTTTGCTCAGGCTGGTGAACAGGTTGTTACAGACATTACTAATCAGATGGTTTATTCTAATATTAATGCTCTTCGTACAGGTGTTAAGAATGCAACAACTCTGAAAAACTATCAGGCTGGTATTACCGCTACAAGTGTTGATTCTGTTCGTAAAAAAGCTCGTAGATTTGGTAATGTTACCATTATGGGCGACTTTGATGCAGTTGATAAACTTAGTGGACTTGCAGGATTTAATGTCAATAGTACTACTAATGCTAATGAAGTTAGATTCTCTGAAGCAGTTATGGAAGAAATTATGAATACTGGTCTTCTCAAGAACTGGAAGGGTACTCCTGTTGTTGAAATTCCTAACGCTTATAATATGACAGCATTAAATACTGCTGGAGATTTCTATAAACCTTATCTGCCTACTTCTGATTTGTGGTTCATTCCTCAAGGTCAGATGACTCCTCTTCAGATTGTTATGCGTGGTGGTCTTACTTCTATGACTGCCACAGATATTAATTCTCGTTCAGAAGTTACCCGTTTTGATTGCGAATATGGTAATTATCTTGTAAAAGAATATATCCCCTTCATTGGATATATTTATGACTCTGATTTAGACGAATAATATGTAAGAAAATTAGGGGAGAATTTGATTTCTCCCCTATATAATTTAAATAAAAGGTGGTTAATTTTTATTTATGTCAGTAAACATGAATGATAAAAGTAAAGTTGTAAATCTTTGTGATTACCCTGTTTCTTGGTGTCGTAAAACTTATACAGGTGATGAATGGATTAAAGCAAATGGTTCAAGTTTTATAGTGAATTCTGAGCTTGAAGTACAGAAAGATGATGGAAATAAATTTATTATTGGTACAGATGGACTAGGTTCTCATGCATCTATATATATTGAAAATGAAGAATTGCGTGAAGAATTTGGATTTGATAACAAAGAAGATAAACGTAAACAGTTAATTATTGACGATGATAAATGTAAATATATTCTTGAATTAAAAACACCTGTTTCATTTAAGAAAAATCTTGAAGATAATATTGTAACAGAACAGGAAAAAATTAAAATTATGAATGTTGCTAGAAAAATTAAACTTGATGAATTTTCAAAGATTCAGACGTTGGAAGAGTACACAGGTATTAAATTTAAAGAATAAGGTGGTGGAGTTTTGGGTACACAATTGCAAGAAGTTTATGATGCTTTTTTTGTAAAAACTCCAGATACAGATTTTACAGGCAAAGAAGAATTGGTTTATCAATTTTTTAAAGCATCAATAGGATATTGCTGTAAAACTGTACCTGAAAGTTTAACTTATACATTAACAAATCAGACAACTTATGATGGACAATTTAATGATACGCTTGGATTAGATTCTATTGAGTTACTTGCATTATGTATGGCGAGAGAATTATATAGACGTTATGATGAAAAATATAATAACATTAAACAATATGTTGGAACACAAGCGTTTAATAAATTACCTGATATTCCAGATTTGGCAGAAAAATCAAAAGAAAGACTAACTACATTATCTGACGAAATATATAAATTTAGACAAGAATTTTATACTTATGAGAATTAGAGGTGATGTTGTATGAATACAAGAACAAGTTGGACTGATGCAACATCTTTTAATTCTATGTTTTATACTAAAGAAGAAACTATTCAAAGTGTAAAAGATAATTTTGATTTTAGACGTTATTATAGTGCGGAAGGAAAATCTATTCTTATAGATAAAACATATACAGAACAAATATTAGTTCAGCAACATAGTAATCCATTAAATGAAGATAAAACTGATAGAAAAATTCATGTCTCAATGGATTCTCAATTAAAATATGGCAGTTATGTTACATATGAAAATTCATTATGGTTAGTATTTTCGCAATTAAAAAATGTAGATGATGCTTATAAATCTGCTCAAATAAGGCAATGTAATTACACTCTCCCCTTTCAGACAATATCTTCAGCCATAATCCAAGAACCTTGTATAGTTATTGATACTACAAAGGCAAGCAGTACAGGTGAAGATGAAGGTAAAATTATAACTCTTTCCGATACTCAACGTGCTATTTTAATTCAATATAATGAAAATACAAAATATCTTATTGAAGGCAAACGTATTTTTATTGACCAGTTAACCGACAAACCAAAAGTATATAAAATTACAAAAGTAGATAGAATTACTCATATGAATGGCGAGCATGGATTATTACAATTGACTTGTGATGAATGTGAAGTGACAAATACGGATAATGTATCATTAAAAATTGCTGATTATATTACACCATCGACTCCTCCAGTTGTACCTACTCCATCTACTGATTATGTTTGTAAAATAACAAATACATTGATACCATCAACTGAATATAATAATGATACTAATATTGCAACATGTAAAGTTGGTGCTGGTAAAAAACCATTCATGTGTCATTTTTATAATACTTCAGGGATAGAAATTACAACTATAACTCCTGTATGGTCAATAGATGTAAGTAAATTAACAACAACACAACAGTTAAAAATACACTTGACATATGATGCTAATTATCCATTGAGATGTTATTTGAATGTTGATTCAGATAATTCACTTATTGGTTTAAGTTTTATTCTTAACTTGAGTGGTCAAGATGGTTTATATCATAATTCTGTACAAGTTAAGGTGGTGTAGTATACATGAGTGCTATAATTACAAAAACATTTTATGATTGGTGCGTTGAAAACAATCGTCAAGATTTACTTGATAGATGGGATTATGAATTAAATCAATGCAGTCCTAAAGATGTTGGATTTAGTGTATATAAAAAATATTATTTTAAATGCCCAAGAGGATTACATAATAGTATGTTACATAAACTAAATAACATATCTAATAGTAAAGCATATCCTCATGTAAAATGCAAAGAATGTAGTTCAATTGGACAATATCTTATTGATATATATGGAAATAATGCTTTTAACTTGTATTGGGATTATGAAAAAAATATTGGATTACCATGGGAATATGAAATACAATCTGATAAATATATTTGGATAAAATGTCAAGAACATGATTATCATGGAAGTTATAAAGTAAGTTGTAGTAGTTTTTATAATGGCTCAAGATGTCCATATTGTAGAGGTTTAAAAGTGCATCCTAAAGATTCATTTGCTCAATATCATATTGATAATACAGACAAGGATTTTCTTAAAAAATATTGGAGTGATAAAAATCAATTAAATCCTTGGAAATTATCTGTTAAAAATAATAAAACAATATATATTAAATGTCAAAGCGTTTGCTATCATGAAGATTATAAAACAACTTGTTCTATGTTTAGTTTCGGATATAGATGTCCATATTGTAGCTTAAATTCTGGTAAGATACATAAATTAGATTCATTGGGTACATTGTATCCACAAGTATTTGAAATATGGTCTGATCGAAATAAAAAGTCGCCATATGAATATGCTCCCAAGTCTCATTGTAAAATATATTGGAAATGTTCTGAAGGTAAACATAAAGATTATTTAAGAAGTATCAAAGAATCGAATGATCGCAATTTTAGATGTCCAAATTGTACCAGAGAACGGAATGAATCTTTTCTTCAAGAAAAAGTGAGATTATATTTATCAGAAGAATTAGGATATAAACTTAATCATGAATATGAATGTACACTTATTCCTCAAAATCCTAAATACATAGGTAGTCAAGGTATGATGCCATTTGATAATGAAGTAATTGATTTAAAATTAGTTATCGAGGTTATGGGAATTCAACATTATAATACTAATTCATATAGTAGTATTTGGAAAGATGATAATTTAACACCAGAACAACAATTACATAAAAGACAGCTTTATGACCGTTATAAAAGGTATATTGCCTTTCGTAATGGTTATTTTTATTTAGCTATTCCTTATTGGACTGAAAAAGATGAGAGTTACAAACAACTAATTGATAATAAAATACAAGAAATTATATTAAGTAAGGTGGTAAATTGTAATGGATATCTTAACAAATTTAGATGAGATTGTAGACTATCCTGATAAAATTGCGCTTGCATTGAGCCAAGACCAAACAATTGTAGGATTACTTTTAGACAATCCAAATATTGATATGATAAATGATGAACCAAAAACATTAGGGACACAAATTTTTGATTATAATTTTTTTCCTGATACTCAAACCGATTCATTATCTTACATAACGATTGACACTGTTGTTTCTAATGGAAAAAATGATACAACAAAGATGTTAAATATCATAGTAACTGTAATTTCAAACAAGACAAATATGAAATTAGAACCAACTATTTTTCAAGGAGTGGCAGGTAATAGACGAGATAATTTAATAAGATATACTGATTTAGTTATAAGAAGAATGGATAATTTAGGAATAGGTAAATTGCAACTTTCACCAAGAACACCTATTGCTCCCGTATCAATAGGTTCTACTAATTATACTGCTAAACAGTTAGTATATGAAATTCCTAATTTTGATAGGAGAGTAAAATAATTGAAACTTGAATATTTTGACTTACTTAGTCCTGAACCTATACATATAAAAGATATTGGACATATTAAATCTCCTACATTAAGAGAAATATCAAAAATTAGATATGCTCAATATAATCAATATCTTAATATACTTTTGTTCACACCTGAAGATTATTATAATAATTTTGAAAAAGATAAAGTAGAATGGTTTAAGGCATTGGATGACGATTCTAAATCCAAGATATATTTGTATGATTTAATAATTAATAATAAATTCATTTTATATTTATTTTTGGAATCGTTCAATTTCTTTTTTGAAGAATCAGTTGTTTTTAATACAATTACTAATCAGTTTGTCTTGTATGAATCGGAAGAGGCTGTTAAAAACGAAGATAAACCTGTAGGAATAATAGATAACAATAATTTTTATGATATGTGTGATATTATCCTTCAAAGAAATAATATTTTTAAGAATTATGCAAACGAAGATTTCAAAAAAGTTAAAAATAATCGTGCTTTAGAGATTCTTAAAAAACTAAAAAAAGGACAAGAAAAACAAAACAAACAAAATAAATATGATAAAAAAGTTGAATTGCCTAATGTTATATCGGCTTTGTGTGCTTATCATAATAGTTTAAATATGATAAATATATGGGATATGACAGTATATCAAGTATATGACCAATTCAAACGACTACAAAACAATACAATTTATAATATTCAATCTATGTCAACTTCTGTTTGGGGAGATAAAGATAATAAATTTGATATTACAAGATGGTTTCAGCTTATGGACGATTAAGTTTATAGGCTTTTATTTTATTAAAATTTAAGGAGGAAATTATTATGGCAGATTTAAATATGGCTAATAGACAGTGTTGTGACTTGGATATTCGAGAGTATTCTACAAATAAACCTTGGATGTTTGCTGATTTTTGTAATACTACTACAGCAGGTTTTAAGAGTGACAATACTTATGCAAACATTAAAGGCGAGAAAGCAATTGCATTTAACAATCCGCTAGAGGGTACAATGACTCTTGAATTCCAGTGTCATCCTTTCAAGATTTATTCTATGCTTTCCGATGGTACAATTTCCACAAAGGCAATCGTTCCTGTTAGAAAAGAAGTAGCTTGTACTGAAGCTGGGACTTTAACGGTTGCTGAAGAAGCTGCCATTGCAGGAACAATATTTGTATATGCAAAGGATGATTTTGGTGGTACACCTATTGAAGGTACGGCAGCAATTACAACTTCAACAGTTTTTACTGCAACCGCTCCTGCTGATATTGCTGTAGATACTACATATTTAGTATGCTATCTGCTTCAGAAAACTACTGGTGTTAAATCCGTTTCATTTAATGGCAAAAAGATCCCTAAAGATTATAGAATCACAATGGAAACAGTTGACAAAAATGAAGAAGGACTTCTTGTTCCTATGAAGATTACAGCTTATAAAGCTACTGTGCAAAGAACGTTAGATATGTCTTTCTCGTCTACTGGTGATCCTGCGGCTCTTAAATTAACATTTGATTGCCTTCGTGATGCAGATGGTAATGTTATGGATGTAATTGAGGAAACAAGTGAAGAATAAAGGAAGTAATTTGAATGAAATCTATAGATGATTTTAACAATAATACAGAGGATTTGGGAAATGAGTCTGTAGACAATGTTAATTACACTCCAAGTAAAAAGCCAGAAGTTATTAAGAAAAAATATAAAGAAAAAGAAGTTAATATTACATATTATAATAAAGCAAATAATATGGTAGTTTTTAACTTTGATGATGTAAAGATTCAAATGATTGTCGATACTAATGTGGATATGACCAAAGATACTATTACGGTTAAATATAAAGGTACTGTTGGAGAATCTGATTTTGAAATAAAAATTAAATAAACTGGATTAGTATGATTTTTTGTAGAAAGGCAGGATTACTCTTGCCTTTCTATTTTTATAGTGGATTGATAATTAAACGAATATAGGACATGTATTATCCGCTATATTGTGAATAATATATGTCCTATTTTTTACGCTTATAAAAATAAATAAAAGGATTGATAATTATTAAATTCAAAACATTTGAAGATGTTAAGCAAGTATACGGAGAAGAAAATCTCATTAAGCTTTGCAATCTCAAACAAATAGTCTTTTATGCAAAAATGAATGTACAACCAAAATGGGTTGGCGGAGGATATAGTGGAAAGCTTATTGGATATTATTTTAAACCTGAAACAGAAATGGCATGGAAATATTGGAAACAAAGTAAACCAAAATAATTGATGTCATAAAAGGTGAACTTGTTGAGAAATAATGAAAGAAGTGGAATATAATTAACAAACCAATATTAAAATTAATATCCCCTATTCCCTGTTCTGTGAATCATTATATTAAACCAAGAGCATTTTTGATTCATGGTAAACCACAAGTAAGTTTATATGAAACTGCTGAAGCTAAAAAGTATAAAAAAGAATTTTGCGAGTATGTAAAAGAACAAGTTAAATTACAACAATTTAATATTAAACCTAACAAGACACAACATTGGTACATTGATTGTGTCTTTTATTTTGATCGTATTGACAAAGATGCTAACAATTATTTCAAATTGCTTCTTGACTCAATTACAGATACGCAAGCAATTTGGATTGATGATAATACAACTTGTGAACGTGTACAAGCAATTTATTATGATTCTAAAAATCCACATATTGAAATGACTATATATCCTGTTGATTACATAGGTGTTTTTAGTAATCAAGAACAGTTAGAACAATTTGAATCTAACTGCATCCATTGTAAACGTTATAAGAAAAGGAAATGTAGTATTTTTAAAAAAGCTATTGAGGGAAGAATTCAAGAAGAAATTAATAATAACAAGTGTTTGAAATTTAAACAATTAAAAGGAGAAATTAATTAATGTTTGAAAATTTTAAAAAAGTAAGAGCAATCAAAAAGGCTATCAACCACACAGAATTATCAATTATAGAGCGTTCGTCTATCGTAAATGAGGTTACCACAAAATGTTTTGTGGATAATAAATATCATTCAGAGTATGTAAAACCAATGTTTACTTTATCTGTACTTAGAATGTTTACTACTATCTCCCCTATCATGATGAAAAATGAGAATGGAACAGATAAAGAATATGTGGATGTAGAAAAGACATATGCGTATTGTGTAGAAAATCATGTAATGGATTATGTTATTGCTAAATGTAAATATATGTATATAGATGATTTATATGAAGAATGTATTGAAGCAATTGAATTTAAAAAAGCACAAGTTTTAGCACAAACTACTTCCCTATCTGACCAAGTATTGAATGGTTTTGTTGAAGTATTAGATTCCGTTAAAAATGCTATTAATAACTTTGATATGGATAAAGGTCAGGAAGTATTCGATTTTATTGATAAAGTAAATAAAAGTGGTGCAACCGAAAAGACAATTATAGATTCTATTGTTAAGAATGTAACTAAAAAAGATAATTCAAATATCACACATATCTCCCCTACTACAGAGGGTTAAGAGATGGCTCAATATACAAGTTTTGAAACGCTTTTAGCTGACTTACAAAAACAAGTTAATGAATCCCTTGTTGAAGATGTAGCTCCAGTGGTCAAAGATGTAATGAGAGATAATATATTGAGTACAGTTTATTCTGCTTATAAACCTGTAAAATATATTCGCAGATACAATGATGGCGGATTACTTGATAATGAAAATATCCATTCTGAATTAGTATCTGATGGAACAATATCTATTACAAATGATACGCCTATAAATGAAGAATATGATGGTGATGATTCTACCATGTCACTCACTGAACAGATTATTGAGGGTAAAGGATATAGTTATAATCTTGAAGGGGCTGCTTATTTAGAACCAAGGGATTTCATGGAAGACACTAGAGAAGAACTACGGCAAACAGGAGATCATGTTGAAGCTTTAAAAAATGGTTTACGTAAAAAAGGTTTTGAAGTTAAATAATGTAATAGAAGAGTTCTTTTATAACATAATGCAAAGGAGATTAAAATGACTAATGTTTATTGCAACATATGTGGAAAAATGTTTGACGAAGAAGATGAATATAGTGGCGGTAAAATTAGTTCTAATGTAGATGACATAATTACTATGGATTTATGTAGTTTATGTTATCGTAAATTGATAAATTCATTAAAACCTCAATGTGCGATTGAGCCATATGAAGATGATGAAGATTGTGACTTTGAATCAGAAAATGATAGTAGCGATTACGATTTCGATGGTGAATTAAATTAAAAAATAAGGACGGGATGTGTTGAACTTCTAATGTCAAAAACAAAAAATAAAATAAGAGTATCCTTTGTAGGTGGCTCTGCTGAATCAGTTACAGGTTCTATGGTTTTAGTTGAATTTAACAAAAGAAAATTTCTCATAGAAGCTGGCTTGTTTCAGTCAAATTCAGTGCTAAATGATTATAAAATTAATAATCGTCGCTTTGATTTTAAACCTAAAGAAATTGAATATGTATTCCTTGGTCATTGTCATGCGGATCATATGTTACTTCTTCCCCGTCTTGTTTCTGAAGGATTTATAGGTAAAATTATCGCTCCTATAGGTTCATCTAAGTTATTTTCTCTTATGTCTTCTGATTGCGCTTATATTATGAGTAAGGATGTAGAAACATTACAGAGAAAATATAAGATGACAGTTCCTCCAATTTATACTGAATCAGATGCTATGGATACATTACAGTATTTTGAAGAATATGATTTTAATGAAAAATTTGAACTTGATGACAATATTACTTTTAGATTTATTCCATCAGGGCATATCATTTTAAGTTCACAGATTGAATTTTGGATTAAGAATGGTAATCATACCTCAAAGATTTTATATACATCAGATTTAGGGAATATCTCTTGTGAAAAATATTATGTAAATAAATTTGAACCAGTTGAAAAAGCAAATCTGGTAATCGGTGAATCGACTTATTCTGATAAAGTTAGACAAACAAATAGTAAAGACAGAATTAAAGACCTTGAAAAAATCAAAAGTATTATTGATGAGGTTTGTTGTGAACAGAAACGAAAAGTTCTAATTGCAATTTTTAGTTTAGACAGATGTCAAAATATCATGACACATATTTACGACTTATATCATGAAGATGAAAATTTCAAATTAAAAATACTTATAGACTCTCCCCTTGCTATAAAAATGTGTAAACTTTATACTGAATTGCTTGAAGGTGAACAACTTGATAAATGGAATAAAGTTATGAATTGGAATAATTTTGTGTTTATTAATGAATACACAGATAGCAAAATTTGGATGACTGGTAAAGAACCATGTTGTGCATTATCAGCCAGTGGCTTTATGCAAGCAGGAAGATCCAGACAATGGGCAAAGACTTTATTACCTGATAGCAAATCACATATAATTTTTGTGGGATTTTCAAGCACAAGTTCATTGGCAGGGAAAATTAAGAATGGTAATAAACAGAAAACAATTACTATTGATGGTAAACCTATTCCAAACAGATGTAATATAACAGATTTGAAATCATTTAGTGGACATATGGGTAGAAGTGGGTTACTTGATTATTACTCTAATATTGATTGTGAAAAGGTAGCTCTTGTGCATGGCGAATTCTCTAGTAAAGTAGAATTTAGTAAAGATTTACAAGAGGAAATTAGTAAAAAGAATAGAACATCAAAAGTTATTTGTGTGAATTCTAGTACTGAAATTTTATTATAAGGAGTAATTTATATAAAAATTTTTAATATTCGTCAAGCTGATATTTTTATTAAGAATGGTTGTACTGCTATAGGATGTGGATTGGGAAATAAATATAAAACCTACATAGAAGTACAAGATGATGAAAAGTTAAAAGAACTAATGAAAAAATGGATGGCTAGAGAAATCTAGTCATCTTTTATTTTGTAAAGATTCAAGGAGGATATCAAAAATGTTATTAACAAAAGAAGTAGAAGTTGGTGTTAGTAGTAATATGATAAAATATTACGAAAATTTAGGTTATAAAATTCATAGAACAAAAAATAAATGTGGAAAATTAACTGTCTCAAGAGGTACAAAAATTATCATTAAAATTGAAGATTTATCAAGTAATAGTAATATTATGATTAATGTTAAATGTGATAAATGTGGAGAAATATTAAATATAAAATGGCAAAATTATAAAAAATATGTCAAACCTAATGGGTGTTATTATTGTAATAATTGTGCTAATAAATTATATGGTAATGAAAAAAGAAGATTAACGAGATTAAAGAATAGTCAATCATTTCAACAATGGTGTTATAATAATTTATTAAAAGAAGATGCCGATAACATAATATTGCGTTGGGATTATGAATTGAATAAATGTAGTCCAAAAGATGTGTCTTATAGTTCTATGGGTTTTAATAAAAAGGGATATTGGTTTAAATGTTTACATTATCCTGAACACCATAGCGAATTAAAAAGTATCAATGGTTTTACAAATGGTGAAATTGGTTGTATGTTATGCAATCAATGTAATAGTTTTGGTCAATATCAGATTGATACATATGAGACAAACAATATTGCAACGTATTGGGGAAATACAAATACAATTAGTCCATTTGAAATTCCTCATGGTAGTAATAAAAAGGTTTGGATAAAATGTCCTAACTGTGGTAATGAAAAATTTATATCACCAATTAATTTTATAACTCAAGGTTTAGGTTGTCCAAAATGTTCAGATGGCATCAGTTATCCAGAAAAGATTATGTATTCAGTATTGCAACAATTAAGTGGGAAATTTCAAACACAATTAACTAAAACATCTGTTAAATGGTGTAGTAATTATAGATATGATTTTTATATATCAAAATTTAATTGTATTATTGAAACTCATGGGTTGCAACATTATGAGGAAACAGGTAGAGGACGAACATTACAAGAAGAACAAGAAAATGATAAATTAAAAAAACAATTAGCATTAAAAAACGGAATAAAAGAAGAAAATTACATAGTAATTGATTGTAGGAAGTCTGAATTAGAGTGGATTAAGAATAATGTTTTAGATAGTAGATTAAATGATTTATTTGATTTGTCTAAAATTGATTGGAATCAATGCAATAAAAATGCTTTAAATTCGTTTGTAAAAGAAGCTTGTGAATTATGGGATAATACAAAGAATATCATAGAGATTTCAATCAAGTTAAAATTAAATAGAAATACAATAAGAAGATATTTAAAACAAGGTGCTGCATTAAATTGGTGTGATTATGATGTGATTCAATCAAAAATACAAAATAATATAAATCATGGTAAATTAAACATTGAAAGATGTTCTAAAAAAGTATATTGTCTTGAATTAAATCAAATATTTTTAAATGCTTCAGATGTATTTAATAAATTGCATATAAATAGGGCGTGTATTAGTGCTTGTTGTAGAGGTGAACAAAAGTCAGCAGGTAAGCATCCAATAACAGGCGAAAAATTACACTGGATATATTATGAAAAAGAAACAAATGAAATATTGCAGACAAGGAGAGTGGCTTAGTACCACTCTCCTTGTCTAATATAAAAGAAAGGGTGGTTAATATATGAATGACATGCCTCAGATACTACTTACTGCACAATTAAATAAAGCTGTATCTATTGCTAATCTTAAAGCTGATTTAAAAGATATTGAAAAACAATTGCCAAATATTAATATTAAATATAATATAGATAGTAAGACAATTGGAAATACGCAACAAGTTACGGCTAAAGTTACAAAAAGTACAAAAGATTTATCCGCGCAACTTGATATTTTAAAAAATAGAGCTACAGGTGCTTATGGCAGTTTTAATAAATATCTTGAAAAAAACAGTCAGGTTGCAAAGAAACTTCCTAATGAAATTAAAAATATAGCATCTGAATTTGAAAGACTACGAAGTGTAACTAATGTAGGAGAAATGAAAAGTGGATTGCAAAAAGTCAATTCACAAGTGGCTGCATTAAAGGGTGTATCTCGTTCTTTAAATATCGAAGGAAGAACAGCATTAGGAGAATTTAAAAATGATGTAAAGAAATTTGCTACATTTTTTGGTGCAGGTGGAATAATTGTTGGTGGTCTTGCAGAAATTAAACAGATGTATCAAAATGTTGTAGAAATTGATACAGCTATGACTGATTTGAAGAAAGTTACAGATGAAACAGATGTTGTGTATTCTAGATTTTTAACAAACACAAGTCAAAAAGCCGTTGAGTTAGGTAGTAAAATTTCAGATGTTGTGTCTGCAACTGCAAATTTTGCAAGATTAGGATATGAATTACCCGATGCTTCTAAATTAGCACAAGTAGCAACTATTTATAAAAATGTCGGTGATGTTGATATTAACACTTCAAGCGAAGATATCATATCAACCATGAAGGCTTTTAATATTTCTGCAAAAGACAGTATTTCAATTGCTGATAAATTTAATGAGGTAGGTAATAATTTTGCAATAACCAGCGCAGGAATCGGGCAAGCTATGAAACTTTCGTCTTCTGCATTAAAAGTTGCAAATAATGACTTAGATCATTCAATAGCATTACTTGTAGCAGGTAATAATGTAATTCAAAGCCCCGAAATTGTGGGTAATGCTTTAAAAACCGTTTCTTTGCGTTTAACAAATACAAAGGGTAAACTCGAAGAATTGGGTGAAGAATCTGAAGGTGCTGCTGAAAGTATAACAAAATTACAAACTCAACTTTTAAACCTTACAAAAGGCAAAGTTAATATCATGACTGATAAAGATACGTTCAAATCTACATATGATATTATGCTTGAAATGTCTAAAGTTTGGGATAAAATGACTCAAAAAGATCAAGCTTCTGCTTTGGAATTAATGGCAGGGAAAAGACAGGCAAATATTGTCGCATCAATTATTACAAATATGAAAGATGCTGAAAAAGCCCTTGATACTTCTAGAAATTCATCCGGTTCTGCCATAAAAGAACAAGAAAAATGGTTAAACTCTATTAATGCTAAAACGGAACAATTCAATGCAAATTTCCAAAAATTATCAACAGATTTTATAAATAGTGATTTTGTAAAGGGTGCTGTTGATACTGGTTCTGGTGCGTTAGGTGCAGTATCTTGGTTAACAGAACATTTAGGTACAATTCCTACTCTTGCAGGTGCAGCAGTAGCAGCCTTATCTTTATTAGGTAAAAACGCTGGTAGAAATATGCCCTCTTATGTCAAGTTAGTTGCGTAACTTTCAAGATATAGGATGTTTATATAAATCAAATATAAAAGCGAACCTTCCAATGCTGGGAAATGCTAAAACTCTTTTAACTACAACGTAACTCAAAAGGTAAGCGTGAATGTCGAGGAAACTCAGAAAAAATAAAAGAGATGACATATGCTGAGATAAAAGCCGTTTCGTAACGGTGCTAAGTGTTATTACAATGTATGGTCAGCAACCAAGTCCTATTTTTATAGGATAGTGTCCAACGACTGCATGAAGGTTGGAGTATATTATTATATATGCTCTTAATGGACAGTCTGAACTTACGGAGAAATACCGTAGAAGTAGCAGAAATGACTACTCGCCATAATTATTAAACCCTATCCCCTATGGTTAAATTTAAGCCATTAATTATAATAGAGGTGTTATGATTTTAAAAAGATTAATCGTTATTTAGATGTTTATTCTTGTTTTTGTGTTTCTTATAACATTTATGTATTAAAAATATTAATTCTGCAATAGTAATTATCCAAAATATTGCAATTTCGTGAGGTTTATATATTGGGGCAAACAACGATATAAATGCTAAAATTGGATACGAAATTAACGCAAATCCTAATATAATCATTTGTATCCATTCAGCAATAGTGTGTTGTGTAGTTTCGCTTGTATTGTCCCATGCACTATAAACAAATATTGCTATTATACCCAAAGGAAAACATACAGCTAATAGTATTGCTATTATGGTAGTAGCTAAACAACTGTTATTGCTATCATCCATATGGCTTGGTCTAATCATAATGTCACGTCCTTAAATTATTTCCAACATTTTCAAAATATTTTTCCAAATAGTATTGACAATCTCATGTTCATATGTTACTATACATTCATGAACAGGAGGTGCGATATGAGAAAGGGGTTTAGAACAACTCTTGATGAAGATTTGTTATCTCAATTAAAGATTAAAGCAATTCAAAAAAATGTAGATGTAAATGATATTCTTGAAAAGCTTATTGCTAAATATCTTAATGGAGAAATACAAATTGAAGTCAAAAAAAATAAATAAGACTACTCCCCCTACCAAAGCGAATAGTCTTATTTGTACATAGCACTTGACGATAGTACGCCTTGTGTTAAATTCAGTATAACATGAGATTGGCTATCTTTCAAGTACTAAACGAAGATTGTTTAATATTTGGAGGAATAAAAATGTCAGAATTACAAAAATTCATTAATAAAGATTTTGGAGAAATTCGTGGTATTAATATTAATGGTATTGCGTGGTTAATAGGCAAAGACGTTGCTAATCAACTGGGATATACAAACACTAAAGATGCTTTAATAAGGCATGTAGAAGACGATGATAAACAAATTCTTCAAAGGTCGCAAAATACTACCTTAGAAATTCCCAATCGCGGAATTACGATTATCAATGAATCTGGATTTTATTCAATGGTTTTTGGTAGTAAATTACCAAAAGCAAAAGAATTTAAGCATTGGGTAACATCGGAAGTATTACCTCAAATTCGACAAACTGGAGGATATGTTCAAGAAGATAGAGAAAGTGAATTTATTGATAATTACTTTCCATCATTTACTGATAGTACCAAACTGGCAATGGTTCAAGATTTAAAAAAGCAGAACGAAGAATACAAAAATCAAATTTCACGACTGACACCACAAGCAGAAGCCTATCAAGATTTAATGACTGCACAAGGTTACATTAAATTTATTGACTTGGCTCAAAGTATTGAAATCGGTCGTACTAAACTATTTGATTTTCTTAGAAAAAATAAAATTTTAACAAAGCAAAGCAATTTTAATGTTCCGTATGGTAGATTTACGAAAAACGGTTGTTTTAAAGTTCTTCATAACAAAAACGATAAAGGTCATTATACAATGGTAACTATGGTAAGTCCTAAAGGAACAAATTACATATACAAACTAATTAAGAAAAACAATCTTGAAAACGAATTTGATACTGAAAAATTATTATCGGCTACTGTTTCTAAAAGGACGGTGGCATAACATGAAACTTATTAATTTTAATAATTTTGCTTATCTTCCCCACTTTATAATTAAACAAGATTTGTTGAATTTTGAAAATATAGAGTTTGATAACGAAAGCATTATTATTCCATTCGTTTCTGAAATTTCAGACGATTTACATTTTGAACATATCAAAGAGATTCTTAAAAATCAATTAAGATATTTTCATACAGATGAACAATGGAATGATGATGAAATTCAAGGAAGTTATTCATTGAATGTTTGTAAAAATATTGAAGGAAGTTATAATTATCAAATTCAATTTGTAGATGAAGAACATTATTGTGATACTTCTGTTGAAGTAAAACTTAATTCTAATGAACGTCAAATTCTTAAACCGATTATGGACAAGGCATTTAATGGCTATAGCATTGAGAATATACGCAAAAATATAGCATATTCATTTTCAAGTTATGTTTCCGAATTTGTTTTGGACAAACTAAAACTTGTATCAGATACACTTAATGACAATAGATATAGTTCAGCATGGATAACAAATGATAATCAATGTTGTGTTATTGCAAATGTTAATGATGTTTCTGACAATAATTGTCCTGTAGAGATTGTCAAATTTGGATGTTAGGTGCTTGAATTAAAAAGACTGGACATTGAAATCCAGTCTTTTATTATATCTATTCTAAATTATCACCATTTATATCCACAATTTTTACATTTGAACTGCTTTGTAATACTTCCAATAGAAAATATTCCAAATAATGCTGCTTTCCCTACTTTACTTGATGTAGATATTTTTTCAATATCTGTTGAGCTACAAGTAGGACAATGTGGAGTGTTATCTGTGTTAGTTCTTGATTGCTCTAAACGTGTAGCTTTAAGATTTTTATCTTCAATTCTTTTGTAATCAGCTTGACTTTTCATATCCGCTTCTTTATCGTATAAAGGATTATCATAAACAAATTCTTTTCTAACTTCTTCAGCTAAATCATATTTAAAAAGAACTTCATCGCATTTTTCTTTTCCCTCAAAATACTTGTTAAAAAAATATTTTGAGGTTTTATGAGTATTAATCATTTTAATTTTTTTGCAAGTTGACGTGTTTGTGCAGTAATGTTCATCATCGTCAAATTCAATAGAAATATCGCCGCATTTTGGACAATAGAATATACGATTACTCATTGTATATCATCACCTTTGTATTGTTATGCATATCTATTTATAGTATATCACTTATATCTAATAAATCAATATAAATATAAAATAATTATGGTCAGTAATTAATAAGACTACCTCATCTTATTAATGAAAGTAACAGATTGATATTAACTCCATTTAAAACAATTGAAAAAGAAGATAATTTTTCTGGTTTAGGTATTAGTAATATTTGGTCGATTAAGAAAGAAGCTCAGTTAGATTTAACTAAAGATTTAAAAAAGGATGCACAAGCACTTCAAGAGTATGCTGATGGAGTTGGTTCAGCAACAAATAAGTCCGAATTCTTTGAACAAACACTTGGTAAAGCAAGTAAACAAGCACAAGACTTCGCTCCAAAAATAGTTGCTGGTACTGATAGTGTAGAAGGATTTAAAAGAGCACAAACCACCGCCGCAACTGCTACTAAAAGTGTTGGCATAGCATCTAAAGTTGCAACGGTTAGTGTAAAAGCTTTAAATATTGCAATGAATGTAGGCGTTGCAGTTCTCGCATCAATTGCTATTCAAAAAACAATTGAATGGATTAATGATTTAGCA